TTGATCGTTGGCAAAAGTGTCGCCTGTCCAATATGCCGCTGAATCAGCACCCGTCCCATAGGCATGATTATTGGCCCCCTGCATTTGGCTTAAAGTGCCTGCGGTTGCCCAAGAGCCACTTAACGGAATTGATGAATCCCTATCAAAATTGTCAATTGCGGGTAAACCCATTTAAAAATTCTCTCCAATCGGACTGAGATAATATCGTTTTATCTTCGTTGATTACATGGATTTTAAAAAGATGATTACACCGATTAAAGAAATCTGTGAAATCTCGCTCTTTAATCTGTGTAATCATTCTCTTTTTATTGCAACTTCAACTTATACGTCACTTGCAGGCTCTCACCGATTGCCAGGGTTCTTGATTGGCTCAATGCCACGTAGGAGACGAGTTTTCCGGTTGAATCGGTCGAGGTTGCCAGCACACAGTATGTGACCGGCCCCCACCCCACGCCCGTGGCAGTGAATGTCTGAGTGGCGCACGTGGCCTGGTAATCGCCCGCATCGAGCCCCAGCGTCGGCCAGCCAGTGGTGTTTCTTGCCACTGTCTGAGCAAAATAGCCAGTTGTGCCGGCTACCGTTGGCTCCAAAGTGGAGATCGATGTGAGATTGCTCGTATCGGTCGGCGTGGCGTTATAGAGTCGCAAATAATAGGTTGACGGCGCTGATCCGGCCCGGAGGACCACATCGAGAAACATATACTCGCCTTCATCGCCGAGATTGTTCTGCCGATCGAGCTCTTCCCATTTTAGTTTTCCGTTCTCGTCATAGCAGCGAAAATCCATAGACCCGATCTCGCGAACATCGACATTCGCCTTGAGGACGACGTGCGGATATCGGAGAACGGGCTTATGGTCTATGATCGGCTGGGAGAAGAGACCCCAGTAACCGATCGCAAGAATTAAAACCATCAATGGTACATAGAACTTTAACTTTTTCATTTTTTTACCTCCTTCAATAATTATCCAGACTTCCACTTGAGCCGTCGCTCTTTTTGCCTTTCGTAAATATCCGGTCCTCCAGTGTGTGAGACGACTGAGGATCCTCTTCGTAATCTGCCTCGGTCGTCGCGCCGATCGTCGCTTTGCCTGTGGCGATATCTTTGAGATGCGAAATGGCATCCTTATAATTGTCCTTCCGGACCTCCGGGGCCACCGATCGCCGGGAGTAAATATTATAGATTGCAATCGTGACCGAATGTTTTTTGATGATGGCCGGGACCGTGGTGAACGGGACGGTCTCGACCTGGCCGCAGTAGGAATCGATTAACGCATCGGCATCGGCAATGGCCGTGGTCACACGGTCATCGTTGACAATGCCGGCGCTTTCATCATCGGTGAGGCCGATCAACTCCTCTTCGGAGATCTCGGTTAAGAGATCGGCTTTAAGTGAATAAGGCATATTGCGCCTCTCTTACCATATTGTCATCCTGAACGAAGTGAAGGATCTCAGAGATTCTTCGCTCCGCTCAGAATGACACCTTGGGGGTTTTGGGGAGAATTTACTCTCCCCATCTCCCCTCCGGGCCAGAGGCCCTCTTGGGCCGGCGGCCTATCTCCCTATTTTTCTTTTACGTTAGATATGTATCGTGCCATTGAAAGCCGAGATCCAGACCCGTTGCCAGGGTGTGAATCTTTTCTGCGGCCTCATAGACATCTTGATGCTTTGAATTTTCTCTCCAAGTCTCAACCCTCACGCCTCCAGGGAAAAGACTTGACCTCGCGATATATCCTGCTGCAGGTTGTTTTAACCCTGCTACCGGTGGCCGATAGAAGAGAAAAGCCATTCCATGACCCGTTGTGGTCGCCCAGATCTGGGCCGCCGTGAAATCAAGGCCGGTCTTCAACTCTTTTGCCGAACTGTAAATCGCCGGGGCAACAATGACCTCTTCAAGGTCAAGGATAGAAGCCAGGAGGTCCGTGGTCAAAACGCCTTTCTGGGTATATTTGATCAAATCAAGAATCATAGGAACTTGTTTGGCGGCAGAGTAGGTCAAATTATCCATCAGTAGGCAATTTGGCATTAATCCCGTTGCCGATTGAATGGTGACCTTTCTTGCCTCCACATCGAGTAGAAGGGTATTTGTCGCATCCAGGACAGCCCATAAACCTGCGGCATCCTCTCCGGTCGCTGCCACACCTGACCACACTGTGGTGTCGATGATGTCCTGACAAAGGATCTCTCTCTTCATCAGGATCTTGTCTGTCGCGAAGGCGATGGCATCCATATCAGGTTGAAGCGGAGGGCCGCCCATAGAAGAAGCCAAATCCCGATCCTCATCGGTGACTTCTTTCGCGAAGGCATACTCCTTGGGGATCACATCGAGAAAATCGACGGGATACCCGCCCCTTCTTGCCTCGCCTCCGGGTCCTCTCAACCCTGCCTCATCGCGAAACCAGGCGCCCTTGAGATAACGGGCGATCTTGGCTTCCGGAGGGCAATTGTCGATCATTCGAAAAACCCGATCCGCTACATAGATCGGATTCCTATACTGCACACTCACGTTTTGGAGTATCGTTGGAACTCCTGATTTCGGTGCTGGTTGTGGCATTTTAAAATCCTCCTTCCAGGGCGGAACCCTTCCAGGGCGGCGCCCTTCCAGGCCAGGTTCCACCCCGGAGTGGTTCCACCCCGGAGGGAGGCCTTTTTTAGTTTTTTAGATAAATTTTAGATGACCGCTATGTTCCCCAAGAGAACACTGATAACGTCATCCTCTGCATCTGCCGGCGAGAGAGTGATTCCCAAAGTGTAAGCTGTCGCGACGGTTGCTCCTACTTTCCCTGAATCTCCCACATCATCAACCCATTCGGGTGAGACCAAGACTCCTGCATTGATGGCCGCATTGGCTATTGCCTTGGAAACTCCCAAGACTGCCACGACCGCTTCCTCGCCAAGATTTGGTTGGTTTTGTAGGATTCCTATGGCCTTCTGGGTGACGTCTGTCATGGGGAGATTCACCGTCCCAGCGGCGCCTAAGACCACAGCCTTAAATTGATGGAGTCTGAGATCGGCTGCCGCCGGCCAAGATAAACATATCTGGTTTTTTTCCCAAGCCATGATAACCTCCTTCCGGGCCAGAGGCCTTTCCAGGCCAGAGGCCTTTCCTTAGGTCATTGCCTTAAATTACGGCAACATTCCCAAGAAGGACTGACCCGAGTTCGTCTTCATCCCCGCCTTCGAGAAGAATCCCGACCGTGTAAGCGGTGGCTGGGGTTGCTTTCAATTTTCCATTGTCGGCCGCGCCGACATATTCATTGGCGACAAGAACTCCCCTTGCCAGGGTGGCTGCGAGGGCACATTTTGAAATGCCTCCTCCGCTGATCATGGCTACCACGGCCTCTTCACCAGTGTTGGGTGTGTTCTGCAAAATCCCTATGCAGATATCCGTAATGGCATTGGATAGCCTTACCGTGCCGGTTGCCGTCATGACGACACCGCAATATTGATAAAGCCGCAGGTCTTCATCAGCGGGAAACGAAAGAACTAAGCCTAATTTTTCCCATGACATGATTTTCCTCCTTTGCTTCGCTGATTACAGCGATTTCAAAACCGAGATTGCACCGATTAAAATCTGTGAAATCTGGCTCTTTAATCTGTGTAATCGTCTATTCCTTTTTGGGTCTGATTTCTGCTAATGCCTCTTTTGCCAGTTCGGGATTCTCTTTCTGCACTTCTGAAAAAGCAAGGCCGTAAGAGAGATCCTTCTTCGCTTCCATCTTCGTCTTGACCAGGACCGAAAGTTTCTCGGCTGCCGATCCACCGCTTCCCGGACCCGCGACTCCGGCGACTTCTTTGAAGGTCACGACCTTCGGGATCTCGGTGAGAAAATCTTTGATCCCCTCAAGTCGGGATTTTTTCACGCCTTCGCTGAACTCGATGAGCTCGGCACTCTCGGAAACGCTGACCATGATGGGTTCGATGATCTTCCGAAGTGCTGGCGTGAGTTTTCCTTCTTTGCAAAGCCCTTCGCAGAAGGCCGTGATCTCGGCCTTTCGCTTTTCGTCCTCGATCTTTTTCACCTTTGCCTCGGCCTCGCCCTTTTCCTTTTTCAATTTCTCGGTCTCGGCGAAGGCTGCATCCTTAACGCGTTTCTCTGCGGCCTGGATGTCTGCCTCGGTGAATTTCCGGTTGGGATCCGGAGTGAGTTCTTTCTCGGCCTCGGTGAAAAGGGCCTTCATCTTTTCAAAAAATTCTTTCATCTTCGTACCTCCTTGTTTTTGTGGTTGACCAATACTGTATTGTTTCTCCTTAGCCGCAAGGCGCTTACTGATTAACGCCTTTTCTTCGCTTGAATATTGCGCCTGGTTGTCGGGATGGCCCCAGTAAGATGCAGCCGCCCTGGTCTGATCTGCATTCGGGCATGGATAACGATAATTGACAGGGTCAAGAAAATCGTCATCCGAAACGCCCGACCATTCCCCGGGTTTGGTGACGTGGCCGCCGTCCTTGATGGCAATGTTATATTTTTTCGAGCGCGCTTCTTGATCCTGCTTTTCTGTTGATTGGTTTGCCATTTTGATATCCTCCACAATGATCCAGGCTGCCTTTTCCAAAAAACTCGCCTGTTTAAGTCCTTTGATTGCGGGCGGGGTTGCCCCGAGGAATCCGATATGCCTGAGTCCAAGGTCGGGATAAAGAGCGACGCTAACCTTTTTATATAGTCCGCGTTTGACCCAGTTTTTGAATTCCGGGGCAATATCTTTTAGTTTGGCCAGGAGTTTCCCTCCTTCGGCCTTCAGGGATTCGACCCAGCCATAGGCCGGGGAATCGGTCTCGGGGTGGCCGATCACAACCGGGGCCTCGTGGAGTGCAGGATTATATAATGATGCAATCTCCTGGAGGTCCTTTTCCGTCCACTCCCGGGTCTGACCGTTTGAGTCGGTATGAGTGCCAGCCTTAAAGATCTCGATCAAATCCATAAAAACCTCCTTGAGTCTGTCGAAAGGGTCAGTGACCTTTGTGTTACCCAAACAAACCACCCTCAATCCACCCTCGAAACACCCTCAAAACACCTTTGAAACACCCTCCATTTCGGTCAAGATTTAGGGGGTCTAACCTCCCCTAAGGGTTTACCGAAGAACTCTTGTCCTGGCGCATTCTGTGCGTTTTGGGTTTTTTCAAGACCTCTCAGCCATTTCAATAATCCAACCTCAGAAATTAAGATCATCTTGCCCAATTTAATCGAAGGCATCCCAATGTCGCGCCATCCCAAAACCGTTTCAACGTTCACTCCGAATATTTCGGCCACTTCCTCGGGTTTTAGTATGCCTTTCAGTTTCATTCATCACCCAATCTGTTTCAGATATCCCCAGACGCCGGCTTCGAAGATCTGCTGGGGCCTTGTTTTTTGGAGCGCCCTGGTGAAAAATGGGTTCGGCTTCTGGCCTTTGACTGATTTGACCGGATGCGCCGCCCCCGGCCAGAATAGGGCCTTTTTTATGGTCGGGAAAATCTTCTTTCCGAAAGGACCAAAGAGGCCGGTGCCCTCGTGGACATAACCCGCATATTTGGCGGTCGCCCTAATCTCGCCCCGCTTGCCGTCGGCGGAGACGGTGCTGGTGACCGAGTGAATGAGATTCCCGGTCTTGACCGGAATTTCCTTCACCGCCCGGGCCTCGATCTCTTCAACGAGATTCGTCATCCCTGACCAGAGCATTTTCCGGCTCACCTCGCCCGGATTCTCGATGAGTTTTTTCAGAAGCGTGCCTTCGATTTTTACGGTTACTTTTAACTCCATTAGGCGACGATCCTCTTTATAATGAGACCCCGGCAGTGAGGATGGTACGGAGGTAACATTCCCTGATCCACATAATTTTCGATGCCGTCTAACTCCGGGGGATTATCCTGTAAAAATTGCTGGTACTCCTCGTCCGTCATATTCGCCTGATCCATCATATTTTTGTAGGCCACGGGGACCTGGATGATCTTCCCGTTCATCATGGCGCAGAAGGGGCACTCCATCGTTGGCTCGACGATTTCGATCTCCGCAATGCCCGCATCGTTGAACTGAGACACATGCGCCCAGTTTTTTATTTTCACCACACCCGTGTCAACGATCCGGTTGATTTGATATCCTTCGAGGTCCGTCAAATTCTGGGAAAGGAGATTTTTCATCTCTGCGATCGCCGCCGGATCTCCGGCCCCGAATAGACCTTGCCCTCCTTCGAGGTACCGCGTCTTTAAAAAATCCGTGAGCGCAGCCTGGGCATCCGGGTTCTCGATAAATTTCGAGAGATAGAAATGATCGAGGCTCGAAAGAAAATTGATGGCTCTTACATCTGCGCCTCCGAACCCGACCGCTGCCTCAATGCCCTTCACCGCCTGATAGATTCCGGTCACGGCCTCGGCCACGGCGACCTTGTCGATATTTTGATAGGCATCGCCGAGAATCCCCTGGACGGTGGAAGTAAATTCCTCCTCCGGCGGGGGAGAAGACTGAGATCTCAAATAGGTCTCGATCTTTGCCAGGGCATCGGCCTTGATGTTTTTAAGTGAAGGGCCGAGTTGATCGATATACCAGGAGACCCAATCGGTTTCAGCAAAACGTGACTCGTGACTCGTGACTCGTGACTCGTGATGGGGTGATTTTTTTCTCCCTATCTTCCTAAATCCCCTCCGGGCCAGAGGCCCTACAGGGCCGGCGGCCAATCTCCCAAATCCTCTCTCGGCGAATCCGAGGGGCGCCGGGCTCCACCCCGGAGGGGGTTCCGCCCCGGAGGGAGGCTGGCCGAAAGGATTGGGGGTCTGTGGGACGGTCACCAACTCCTCGTCGGCCTGAGGCTCGGGGATCCCGTAGGTGTCGTAGAAATATTTTTTCGTTGCCGGCACGCCGATATTTTTAACGATGATCTGATCGCGCTCGGCAAGAGGCTTGAGATCCTCCTCCAGCTCGGTGCGCTTCCAGAATTTGGGATATTTTTTTACATCAGGAAAATTATAGTCGACTAACCACTTGATCGATTGCTCGTTGAGCCACTCGCTGAGCCTGTCGGCATCGGCCTTGATATAATCCTGCCGCACCTCGGATCGCGCCGCTTCGTTTCCGAGCTTTCCGGGAGTGCCGACGGTCGTGGCCGTCTGGCCGAGGATGACGAGCGTGATGGCGGTGTTCCAGAAATCGCCCCACACCCCGTAACTATCAACATTACTCGTGCGCGCGGCTTCAAGGAGCTCGATGCTCATATTTTCCGGAGTGATGATCCCGACGTCGGTCTGCATGGATTTGATCGCATCGAGAAGTTTGTCCTGCAGCGCCTTATCGATGCCGGATGGATATTTTCCCCAGGGAGTGGGCTGGCCGAACTTTTCGAGAAAGATCGCCCAGAATTTCACCCCGTTCTTTTTGAACCAGACCGGCCAGTAAAGTTTGTTCCCAAGGCCCGTGCCAAAAGGATTATTATTTTTTTCTCCGAATCGGAAGAGTTGAAACTTCCGCTCTGGAATCTCTTCGCCTTCGATCATATTCGCCCAGGTGAGAAGACGAAGATTATTTTGCGTATCGAACGTGAAGCGGCGGGGATCGCGTCCTCGAAATTCCTTGATCCAGATGTCGCCTTCGGAATAGTCCCACATAATTTCTGCCGGTTTAAAACCTTTGAGAATACCATCGAGCATCTCCTCGCAGGCGCGATCGAACTTGATCTCCTTGAAATTATTCTCGACGAACTCCGCTATTTTTACATCCTGCGCATCCTCGCTCGCAGGCTCGATTTCCCACTCTTTACCCACCACGGCCAACTTTCGCTTCTGCATTTCAGAGAAGACCCGGTCGTCGCGCTCGAGATCCTCATAGAGTTTGAGGCCATCGCCCCTGGCTTCCGAAGAGAGTACCGTATCGGGGTTCATCAGGACTTTTCCCAAATAATATTGGAAGATGTCCTTCTCTACGGTTGCGATCTCGTCGGTGATTGGCTTCTTTTTGGCTCGATTGACCACCATCACTCACTCCGTTCGTTGATTACACTGATTAAAAAAAAATGATTACGCCGATTAAATAAAAATTTGTGAAATCTCTCTTTTTGAATCTGTCTAATCAGATCTCCTCTTTGAGGAGATCATTAATATCCCTCAACCCTGGCAGAGGATGGCACATAAGAACCCATTCTCGTGGATTCCCGCTTCACTCCTGTCGTCCGGTATTCGATCGGGCCGACTCGGCTCTCGATCATGGTTTTTAACTGTTCGACCGCATCGGGGCCGTCATCGTGTCCGCCTTTCCCCTTCGGCCGGTAATAGATGAAGTGCCTCACCAACTCGCGCATGTTTTTTCTGAAACGGATCCAGCCGTTCTTGATCCAGGGCTGGAGCGTAAGAATCCGGAGGTCTTTATCTTTATGGACCTGAAGCTCGATCGTAGGAATCGTTAAGTTCCTTTTATGGCCCTCTTTTTCGAGTGTGGTCCTGAAGAATTCCTGAAACTGTGTCGATTCCACTCCGAAGGCGTGAAATTTATCGCGCTGATGGTAGGCGAGGATATTGTCGATGATTTTATCGGGAAGTCTTTTTTCGACATCGCCGATATCGAGATAAATGATCATCCCCTCTCCGAGTTTTTTTGTTCTGCCGCCGACAATCACCGAGGGGTCGCTGGTCTTCGATGATTTTCCAAGAGAAGGATCGACAACACCGTAATGACCGACATCTGCAAGATCCGGATTCTCGTCATCCCAGTAGGTAATCCATTCCTCCAGGAAGACGGCGTCTTCGGGGTTGATCGGCTCGTTCTGTTTCTCGGATTCGAAGTAGGCGGGTCCATCGGAGATCCGCATTTTCATGAGGTAATAATAATCCTCTACCTCGGGCCAGAGGACCTCCGCGCCTGCGAGCATGTCGATTTTATGGGTGGCAAAAAACTTGTCAGCCGCCGCCTCGGCCTCTTCTTTGCCGATGGAGATATCGACGAAGATCTCTTCCCATCTTTCCCATAGTTTCGATTCGGAATATTTTATGACGGCCTTGAACTTCTTCCCCTTCCACCCGGGCTTGTTAAGGAGATTATTGAGAAGCGAATCATAATGGAGAATGGTGCCGAGAACGATATAGACCGTGTTCTTCTGGCCGATCTTCATGAGGGCCTTGAAGAACCAGCGCTCCATCTTTTTTCTTTGATCCGGAGATTCCACGGCCTCATCGTTTTCGAGATCGTCGCCAATGACGAGATCGGGCCTTTTAGATCCGTGGCGCATGCCTCTGAGTTTTTGTCCGGCGCCCACTCCCCGGATTTTGACGCCGCTGCGGGTGATGATGGTATCGACCCGCCAGATCGGCCCCTGGCCGCAGATTCTCGGAAAGTCCTGAGCAAGACGCTCGTTGACTTCGATCTCTGCTTTGAGGAACTGAATGAAGTCCTCGGCCTGCGAGGCCGTATCACTGGCAATGAGAATAAAATGGCGTAGTTTGAAGGCGACACACCAGAGTGCCAGGACGAGGTCAACCCATGTGGACTTCGCATTGCCCCGGGGGGCGGCATCGGCCTCCCTGTCACCCATGACTGTATCGATGGACCGCAGGATCATTGCGGGATAACGGTCGCAAATGTAGTGATGAAAGGCCGATGATGGCGCCTCGATGTAGTGCGGGAAGTAGGTGCGTCCGAAGAATTCGAGATCGCCGGAGGCCTTACTGATCCTTTCCTCCTGCTTTTTCTTGTCATCCGGGAAGGGTTTCGCAGAGGTCTGGATCAGGGCGCGGATCGCCTCGATCTCTAAGTCAAACTTCTTTTCGGTGACCGGTGATTTTTTCATAAAATAGAAATCATTTTTTCAGAAGAACCTCTGTCGCCGTGCAAGCCTCGCCTTGATTTCCGAGTAATCCTTGAAAATCTTCGAGATGAATCCATGCCTTCCCGTTCTGGCCCCAATCTCCCCAAGAATTTATCATCCTGAATAATTTCTTTGTTTGGTTATAGCCGTGAAGGACATATCCATGCCCTCCTTCTACGCTTCCTGAAACCTTGAGAATCCCACTCTTGGGGCAGTCCATCATGTTCGAGAGCCAATCTGTCCCAACCACTACAGGACCTATCGTGAGAATGAAAGCCGAGAGGACATTCGCATCGAAAGTCCACTCGTATTTTGGGACGTAACCGGTTTTGTTGAGATATTTGAAAAGTCCTCTGACACTCGTGCCGTCATAATTCTCTCCTGGCCACTCGTCGTTCTCCTGGGCAAATTTGTAGAGCTGAGAGGGAGTAAATGGGAGTTTAACATTCTTGACAGGGCCAGCCGTGAGATACTTGAAACCCGCATAGGCCACGCATTGAGGAGTGGCACCCTGATCAAGAGGATTCCCGACAGACCAGTATCGATAGGAGATCGATGCGGCCTTCTTCAGATTGGGTTTCATCAAAAATTTATTGTCTCTTGGATCGGGTTTATACAATCTCCCAAATTTGATTTTTTTCATGGACTCTTTCTTTCCCCTCTAAGAATACTTCGTCTTCGCGAATCCTATGAATTCATCAAAGTTCTTTTCCAGTGCCGTAAGCGCAGACGGATCATGATCTTTAAGAAACGAAACGAGATCGCGCATAAATTCCAAAAATATTTGAGGCCGATCAATCTTTTTAGCGTTGCGGAGTGACTCATCTCGCTTCCTCATATCGGCCAGGATCTTGCAAATGGAATCGGTCACGTTCGTATAGGCGTACATCATCTGGGTATCGCCCTTTTCCATGATCTCCTTGCCCTCGAAAAATTTCTTCATCAGGTCGCGCTGGTGGACCAGGTCTTCGAGAAGGATCTCTTCGCGCATCAGGGCGCGTGATTCCTCCTGGGCCTTCATCGATCTCTGTCTGAATTCTTCTTTCTTCTTTTTCCATTCGTATTTCTTCGCCCATCTCTGAATCTGCGGTACCGAGACGCCACTTTCTTTCGCTACGGCCTCGAGGCTTTTCTCTTCCTGGACGTAAAGGCCCTCACATTTGTCGACGATCTCGAAGGAATACTCCCTCCGGGCTGGAAGCCCCTCCGGGCTGGAAGCTTTTTTAGCCACATGCCACTCCAACGTCCGAACAGTTGCCTTCGAGAAGGTCGATTCCCTTGGCCGTGATCTGTATGAGTTCGATCTCTTCTCCGAGGATTTCGTTTTTCGCCGTCTTCTTCTTGATGTATCCCTTTTCCACCAGATAGTTGATCTGTCCCTCCAGGGTCGCTGTGGTAAGATCGTCGTAGCCGGTCGGCCTCAAGGCGTTCAGGACTGCGATGGCACGGAAAGGCGTGAGGGGAACGTAATTAAGGGTGCGAAGAATGTCGCGTCTCAGACTTCTATTCGTATATTTTGCCATCAAGATTTCTCCTTTTGAGACCTCAGAAGTTCCTTCACGTCCGCTGCAACCCCGTCAATTTTCACGTCGAGAGCGCGGATGTCCCGGATGAAATCGTCCTTCGATACATATTCCTTGGAGAAATACTCGCGGTCCATCCCCCGGATCTTTTGGAGTTCGACGATGTCGGCGCAGATTCCATCGAATTTTTTGTCCCCATCTTCCATTCGCTTATCGATCTGAACAATCGAGCGCTTCAACAGAAAGGCGATGATCATGATGAAGAATCCGATGATGATCTGGACCCCGGTCGTGATCAGAATGATATGCCAGTGTTCCATTTATTTCTTCTCTCGCCGGGGGGGACCTTCCACCAGGGTGGAACCCGAACCGGCGGCATATTTTTGAATGTTAGCAGGGGCATGCTAATATTATTTTTTATGCTGCCTTCTTCGCTAAGGCATCTGCAAGAGCGGAAGCGATTATCGCTCCAATCGCCTTTAAGCTTGCATCATCAATAGTAACTGAACGAGCCGTGAGCACATCTCCAGCCGCCTGTTGCACCGGATTCCATTCTTGGTCAACAGCAATATCACTATGACGGATGGCCTGCTTCGAAACCATGTTCGCTGTCTCCACAGCATTTTGTAAGGCTTGATTCGCAACGGTCTGTCGGGTATTATCGTGCTGCTGGGCATCACTCACTAACTTCGAGAAGAAAGTTCTTTTCTCTCGAATATCAGTGAGGGATTCCTGAAGAAAGTTGTCAAACAGTGTCTTGATATTCGCAAACCAAGTTTCACTTTGATCTACTGCCATAATCTATATCACTTCCTTTCACTTTAAATTTTGCCCCTGTTAACACTCAAAATTTTCTAAATTCAAAACGCCATTGGAATATATTTCATAACTTCTGGAGCGTACAATTTTAATGCCTGCGCCACGATTTCTGATAGCAACCTGACCCTTAGTCCAAGGGAATACCCAAGGTCAAAATCAGTCCAGGTTGTCTTGGACGCTAAAACATCCAATTCATCCATCGCCTTGACGACTCCCACGGGAAGGGCAGACATTCTTTCCAACCCGAGAGACCCTCGGACAAAACCGCTATTGATAGACCAGGTAGAGAGTAGATTTTTAGCCGCTGTCCGAGAAACCTCAGCGTTTAGTTTATCCTCTTCAGTAATCTTGACGATGTCTCCTCTCATGCCGGCACAACCAGCCGCAAGAAGAATAATCGCGATCATAAGCACGAATAACTTAATTCTCATACAATTCCTCCTTTCGCCCCAAAGGTTTTGAGCGATATTCGATCGTCCACTATTTCCACCGCTTGGCCGCCATCACCGACCCAGGTTCCGCAGTTCCAGTAATACGGGGGATCGGATTCCGCAAAATGAGTGTGCCCGAAGATAACCGTTTGTTTTCTCGAGCACGCCCAGTCATGAAAGGCCATCCTTGTCAGTTCGTGTTTCTTGGGGTTTTTACCCTTCTGCGCCGTGGTGGGATCCTTGAAGCCGATCATCTGAAGATTTCGCCAGATGTATTTTGTGAAAAACCATCCGAGAGGGTACGCCTCATCATTAAAGAAGTCTCCCTGATGGCCGTGAACGAGAAGGATTTTCTTCCCCGATTTTTTATTGAAGAGAATATAGGACTGGGGGAGGATAAGTTTTTGATCGTGGTTGCCTACGATTTCCTCATCAAAGATATAACGAAGCCAGGGATACGTTTCTAAAATTTTTGCAAGGTTAGAATTTTCCCAGAGGTCTTTGAGATCTCCCAAACCGAAAATCTTAAATCCTCGTTTTTTGTAATCCGGGACTACTCTTAGGAAGATTGTTTCATTCTTCTGAAAGTCATCTGCCTGGTCCTTCACCCCCGTATGGAGATCGGAGACGAAGAGGCCCTTGAACAAATCATCTATCTCGATGATCGGGGAGTTTGCCCACAACTGGTCGAGTTTGGATTCGATACTCATTTGCTTAAGCCTTTGCCGCCCACTGGCCGACTGCGATTCCCATCAAACCGGAGATGGCATTTGTCGCTATCTCTTTGGCATTGATCCCGAGCATATAAAGCGAATAGATCGTGATGCCGAAGACGGCCATGATGACCCAGTTCTTATCATTCCCAAAGACGGTTTCGAATTTCATTGAGTTTCTCCCTTCCGGGCCGGAGGTCACTCCTGGCCGGCGGCTTTAAAGGAATCTTTGATGTGAAATAATTGATTCCTCATCTTTAAATTCTCTTTGATGAGGAGGTCTCTTTCCTCGACGAGCCGGAAGATCTCCTGGTGCGCCTTCCGCAGCTCGATGGCAAGCCAGAATTTATAGTTCCCGATCGATTCCCTGATTTTTTGATTCTGCGCCGCCAGTACCCGGTCCAGGGTATCTTCCTCTTTCAACACGGCATCGATCCTTTGTTGAGCGAGTTTTTCTGTCATGTCTCTATCCTCTCAAAGTGCCCATAGTCTCTGAAATTCTCGTCGAACCAAAAATTCTTTCCATTCCAGTCCGCGCCCCATCGGATCCCCTTGATGAGGCTCACCGTTAGAATCCCCAGCACCTGAAACCAGAAAATGTCCTTCCAACTCCAGTCGCCGTTAATCCACTCTGCCACGTCCCAGGCCTCGGCCCCCCCACCCTTGTCGAGATGGTTCGAATCCATCGTTTTGCTCGCGCCGGTTTCGAACATGATTTTTTGCCTTTCGGGAGGTCTTTTGGTCTCGAAGGTCTTTATCGGCAGCCGGTGTTCCAGGATGATATTCTGCTGTTTCTGCCACAAAATTTGTGTGGGAGGACTCAATAATTGTGGATCGCGAAGTATGATCATTTTCTGCCCATAAAAAAACCCGACATGTTAGAATCGCGCTTAGCACGAAACAACAAGTCGGGTTCTTCCCGTACCTGCTACTTATTCTGTCATTCCGGGCATGACCCGGAATCTATTTTTCCTCGATCTTTATCTTTTCATCAATCCATTCTTTTAAAAGCCTCTCGATGGCCTCCCTGAGCGTGATCCCTTCGAGGGCCGCCTTTGCTTTGGCTTGCCTCCAGATTTGTTCTTCCACGCGCATGGGATAGGTTTTTAGAGCCATTTATACTATTTAAACCGTTCAGCATATATATATCAGACTTATTATTTCTTTGTCAAGGCTTTTTTTGGGCCAGGAGTTTGCTCTCTCCCATCGATTAAAAATTTAATAGTGCAACTTACGAAATGAATCTTGCCATCCTTTCGTTTCTCGACGGATTCGCAATGTTCAATGCCATACCTGAAGAGAATCTCCTCAATGATTTCTCGGGCCTGGTCAAGGGTCATTTTCCCTGCCCTTTGGGTTTTATTCTTTTTTTATTTTTGTATTGTTTCCGCATTATTAACCTCTGCTTATCAAGATACTCTAAATATCTTACAGGATCCTTTCTGAGTTCCTCTCTGGCCAATCGTGCATGATTCCTCCATGCACATTTGATACCGCAAAACCTTCTTTTCTTAAAATTGGAAATGAGGAATATCTCGTCACAGTGTTCACATGTGGCCGAACTTTCAACTTCCCTGCCTTCAATCAATGGTTTGCTGGATTTTAGTAATAGAAATCTAATGTAATTCTCGGCGTTGGTGCCTTGATTTATCAATTTCTTCTCATTCTTATTAAATATGATCTTCATCTTTTCCTATCCTTTCGGGCCTATATTCTACCAGGAATCAGGGATTTAAGGAAATCCTGACTGCATTCACCGGCGCGATAGATTTTCGGATTGCCGGATTCGTCGGCTTCTGCCTTGAGGCGTCTCTCAATCACTCTTCCCCGTCGAAGCAGTTGGCCCTGCGAAGCCGCGATCTCATCGTTGCAGGGATCACAATATCTATAGGGCTTTTCGATCTTCACACCGCATTTTTTACACAAAGGCATTGTCAACCTCCATCACATCTGGCCGGCGACGATTTGAATGAAAGTCCATTTTTCAACTCTTCGAATATCGATCTCCTCGGGATAATTAATCGCAAAATTTCTGAGATTCTCTGATTTAAAATGGTGCATGTCCCCGCCCTGGACTTTTGTCCGTTCGGTCCCCTTGCGGCCGTCCTGAAGCCATCCAAGGCGGACCCACTTCTCTATTTTGTGATGATTGGTCCCGAATATCTCTTCGACCATGCGCATTGTGAACCCATCGGATCTTTTGTTGATATGGAGTCTCCTTTTTTTCAAAACAATGGCGGTTACAGATCTCAGAATTCCTCCGTTGATCCTTTTCAGGCCGTTCTGGATGGCAACAAATCCTTTTGAGGGAAAGTATTTATGTAAATATGAAACTTCCTCTTCACTCCAGTCGGGTTGCTTATAAAGGCGGGCAAGACCCATCTCCTGGGCCTTCCTTTTAACATACCAGCGGGGATATTTGTGGCCGAACAGTCGCATTATCTTGTTCGTCTTGATGGTAGTCCCATCGTAAAAATCCCGAATAATTTTAAGTTCTTCTTCAGTTAGAAGATACTTTTCTCTGTTCACTAACCCCTCTTCTTTTCTTCATTTGTTTGAGCGCCTCGATCACTTTATGGGCAAGGTCCTTATCCCGGATGAATCTGACCTCGGAAACCTTGAAATGATTCCAGAGGAATTGCCGGAGGTGTTTTTTCTCCTCATTACCTCGATAGAGATCATGCCAGAGGACCTCGATTAACCGACGTTGTCCAGGACTGGCATCGTACAAATCCCGAGGGGGAAGATCATCATATTTTTTAGGTTTCGATTTCGGGACCCATCCAACATTCTTGAAGTGGTTGATCAACACCAGGGCCTGGCTGTCCGAGAGCGCCTTGGAGGATGTGACTTTGAATTTCCGATAGAGGATGTCCCGGTAGATCTCGTCCTCGAGGCCGAGTTCCTTTTTGGCGATATGAATTTTGGCGAGAAGTTTTTGGATTGGCATTTTATGCGGCCTTGTTTAACTCCTCATCCTTCAGTAGGGCATTGATCAGTTTGTCGATCTCGGAATCCGTGGGTTTGATAAAGATCTCATCGCCCGTCTCGATCACAGTCACTCCGATCCTTTTCAGGTCCGCAACCGAAAGCTGGGCCAGTGCGGTCTTAATCGGCGTCTCGACGATCTTTAAGAGCGTTTCGACCTGATCGGGGAAATTTTTCTTGATGAGTTTGATGACCTGGGCGGTATCTGCCCACGTGATCTCGCCCCTGGCTTTCTGATAGCCAAGACGTACACCGTGAAAGATCACGGTCTTAGGTTTCTGAAATAATTCCGGGGCTTCTTCGACGGCTGCCCTGAGTGCCTCGTGCCTCTGGGCTGCCTTCTCCACGGCACGGCGGATCGCCGGAAGATATCGCTTCTTTACAACCGCGATCTCAGTCTCGAGTTCATCCAGACCCTCTTTGAGATTTAATCTCGCATCAGAAAAATTCCTCGCCAACAGTTCAATTTCAGTGAGTGTCATGTTAACCTCCTTGCCCCGTGGAATCGGCTTTGTATTCCACCGGGGCGAATTCCATTGACAGTTGCCCTAACAACGTTGCCAGACTCGTTTTTCTCAGTTTTGCCTCGACGTGAAGAAGACTCATGGCATAGCCGTGATAGTATTTGCAGGCGGCCAGGAGCTCCTCATCGGTCTGGATCATGAAGTACCCCCTTGAACAGGAGCCGATCCATTCACCATGAGATTCGACCAGGTGTTTGATGACCCGCCGGATCTCGCGCTCGTTGATCTGATCGGGAGGGGCACATCCATTATTGATCTTCTCGACGAGTCTCCCTCGCGAACAAGTAAAGTCTCTGCCCTGATGGGCTTCGAGAAGGCGCAAAATGGTTGATTCGAGATTATTTAGTTCCATGTCTATTAACGCATCCTTTGCAATCGGGAAGATCACAATCGAAACAGACATCCGGATAAGGGAAGTCATCAATGATATGTTTTCTCCAGAATCGCCCTAAAAAGTCCTTTATCGTCCTCTTCATTTTCTCTTCCCCTCCGGGCCAGAGGCCTCTCTCTCCGAGTTGGAGGACTCTCCCTCCGGGGTGGAACCTCCTCTGGGGTGGAACCCGAGCCGGAAGCCAGGCCGGCGGCCTTCTAAAACGGTGATCCGGCCGTCGTGGTCCGTGAATTTGTTCTCCAATTTCAGGACCCTCTTTTGTGTGTCATCTATCTGGAGATTTCTGAGGATCCATCCCGACTCAAAAGAGGCCAGAATAAGGAGAATACAGAAGACCATCCAGAAGATCCCCTGCCTGATGACGCCCCATTCCCTTTCGGGTCCGTGGATTTTTACTTTCATGGTTTCGGCCTGCATTTAAAACAATAAAGTATCCCATCGATCAGGGCGAAATTTCCATCCGAGAGTTCTGTTCCGCAACATGAGCAGAATGCAGTCTCCACCGCGGCGACGTGTCGCCACGATTCTAAAAATTCCTGGACTCTTTCTTGAACACTCCCCATCTCCCGACCTCCCCATCTCCCCATCTGATTTTAGATCACTCCCTCTCTCCGAGCCGGAGGCCGGGCCGTAGGCCCTCAGGGCCGGAAGTCATCACGTGAGATTTTTTTGATTTTGGGGCGATTGCCCACACTGGCATTTGGATCGCCGTAACCGCATTTCATTTTCCCGCCGTCGGTCGTCAACCAGAGGCACTTTTGTTTATGGCAGACCGTCACTGCGATTCGAGGGTGACCCTTCCGCAGCGGACAGGAGAGATAATACCGGAGATCCTCACGCCCTTCGTCTCTCGTCTCTCGTCCCTCGTCTTTCGCCATCGTGAGCGCTCCTTTGATTTCCATTACTTATCTCCCTCCGGGCCGTAGGCCCTACGGGCCGGAAGCCACTAAACATCTGTATAGTGTCATCTCGCCGTGGCCCGTGTGAAACTTCGTTTCTATCGGGCCGTGACGAGAAAATGATGAAGGTACCCAAATCCATAGCCAAAGGCGAAGATCAGAAATATTTGAATCGCCCGCTCGAGTTTTGACACAGGTTCTTTAGATACGGGAAATTCAATCCTTACCCCGCGATCTCTGATCCGAAACTCTCGCACAATTTGTTCTGGCGTATTTACGATTCTTGAAGTATTTCGGACTTGCATGATTGCCTCCTTAATAGCACTGCGGTTCGTCAATCTTTTTGCCCGTTAAATTTTTATAGTCAAATAGCGAACGTTGTAAATCTTTTATGAGCACCAAGACCTCTTTTGGCTTGAGAATTTTTAAAACCTCATTACCCTCTCCGAGCAAACAAATTGACTGATCTAAAATTTTTACTCTCATTTCGTTATGCCCTATGCGCTATGCGTTTTGCGTTTCACCTGGTCTCCCACATACGGCCTTCTCGGTCCAGGGTCTTTAACAAGCGTCCAGAAAACCCCTCGACCCGTGGGTTTGCTCGGGTTGATGAATCCGCCCTTTCGAAGCGTCTTAATGAATGAGCGCGCCGTCTCACGTTTCACATTTGCCAGTTTAATAAGATCGGCCAGTTCGAATATTCCCTTGTAACGAATGACTTTCCACATCCGATTCAGTGCGATCCCCTCGCCCTCCTCTGACTGGTTCACCCGATATATTCCGGGGCAGCCCTCCGGGCCAGAGGCCCCTCTGGGCCGGCGGCCAATGGAGCCGGTGATCACCCTCTCCGCGACGAAGGCGGCAAGGATGTCTCTGACGGCGTTGCGGGGATAATGAGTTTCAAAAACGATCTGGTCGAGCGAAAAGAATCCCCGGCGCTTTAAGATAGTGTCCTTGATGATCTGCTTCCGGCTGGTCATCTCAAATCCTTTGCGGATATACTTTTGGCGTCGTTGCGGCTCGCCCAGTTTTCTGAGTGGTGGATCATGGTGATGATCTCTGAGATTTTGCCGTTGCTGTCTTTGGCGATCTGGTCGACCGCATCGTTCTGGTATTTGACCGTGCTCATTTCCTCGAGGAATTTCTTGACCCCTTCAGTATCGAGTTTTTCAAAACGCACGATCTCGACGAAGCGGCGGTAGAGGCGGCGATTGTTCATGAGTTTTTTGTCCGCCATCTCCTCACCCACGAAGACCATTGGGCAATGGGCGATGTCGTGGATGTCGCGAAGTGTCTCGAGGATATCGGGCTTCCGCGTGAACCGGTCAACCTCGTCAAAGATGATTGTTCGGGGTTTGCTCGCGAGGAGTTGCTTGATGAGCTCGAAATTTTTGTCAGATCGGTGATACGGGGATCCCCCGAGCTCGGAGACGATGGTCCGGAGCAGCCAGGGACCGGTCATCATCTCGAGAGTGCGAATCAGCACCGCGCCGTTCATGGCGCAGTACCGGATCGATGCCTCGGTCTTTCCGAGACCAGGCTCGCCGGTTGCGAGGAGCATCCGCTCGACGCCCTTGAGTTTATGATTGATATGATCGATGCCATCCTGAAATTTCTTAATCGATTTGGTCACTACGAAGTGATCTCTCATTAGTACCCCCTATCGTTTTTCGGTCTAATTCTTCGGCGTCCTTGAATACTAAATGTTTGTATAGTGATGAGTTGACCCTGTAATCCTCAATCCATTTGCGGTCATCGGTCGTCAACGTTGCCTGCTCCATGAGCCAGTCATATTTCTCGTAATCATATTTCCAGCGGGGGCGCATATCAGGCTGGGCGGGGACCTCCTGATTGGAAGTCCCCGTGCCTGCCCCTTCAGCGGACTCTGCCGCGTTTGAATCAACGAAAGGCAAAAACTTCTTGGCCTGGGGCTGATTTGCCTCCTCGGCTTCGATGTAATCAATGAGATCGGGATTTTTGCGGCCCTCGACGAGGAATGCGGCAAATTCTTTAGTATGTTTTTTGAGTTTCCTTCTCGCAGCAACAATTTGTTTGGCCGCCTGCCAGTCCTTGATGGGATCGGCCTTGCCGCATTGCGTGACCTCTCCCATATAACGATCATTTGTATCGAAGGCGTAGATTTTGCTGAAATCGGAAAGAGAATAACGAATCAGAATTCTCCCTCTATATCCATAGATGCAGGGGCCTTCCCAATCGATGCCGGCAAAGGTGAAACGGCTGCGGCTAACCCTCTTGACCTCCACCGCCATCATCAGGAAGCAAAGGGCCTTCGGATCGAGGCCCGCGCCCTTGCCATCGTCAAAAATCTGCCTTGCCGTTAGTCCCTGGCGGCGTGGCCTTGGCTCATCGATATATTCCTCCCTCCACTGAAGCATGATGTTGAATACGTCATCGACTGTGGGGACCCAGTCGTCATGGAGTTGTCTTGCCAGTTTCTCATTTCTAAGCAGGTAGGCCGGCTTATCATTAATAGAAGCGCCGGTATAGGAGGGCAGGCGCCGCTCGAGTCTATCATTAATAATAAGGAAGAAGCGTTCGATGGGCTTCGACTGGCCATGATAAGGCATGGCCCTGCGGTATTGAGAACCTAACCGTGCGATCATGCCGGGGATCTCGGTCTCTTCGATTCGAATTTTTCGGGTGAAGATTTTTGCGAGGAAGGCCCGGCCGTTGTCTATATATATGTTTCCGGGGATTTTTCCGAGGGTAAGCAGGGCGTTTCTTAGCGCCACGGCAATGCATTGAATATTCTCGGAGAACATGATCTCCCATCCGAGAGGATAAGTGCTTTTCCAATCCCAGAAGAGCACGAGCACGGCGCGCCGTTTTTTCCCGTTGAGGGGGTCGATAACGTGGAGGTTGAGTTTGTGGCCATCGGCAACGATGACATCGCCGACGTTGAGAAACATGGGATCGCGGTCCTGATAGGGCGCGTCTTCATCGTTCCATGCTTTCTCGCCTTTTCGTTTGAGTGTCCAGGTGTCGTGATGGTTCGTCTTGAAATCGTTGATAAATCGCCTGAGTGCCGAAGGTCCAGTGGTGGAGTATTCACCAAGATAGCGTTTGCATTCCCTGATGCCGTCGGAGATTTTGGGTTGATTTTGGTTAAGAAGGAATTTTAGCAGGAAGTCTTTTTCGCCCGGGAGGATGTTCGAGCCTTGCTGGCCGCCGTATTGCGGGACGAGGGCATCGAGGCCGCCCTGGTCGTAAAGTTGAAGCCAGTTATATAATGTGGAGCGTTTTATTTTTTTAAGTTCTGCGTGGATGTCTGGGAGGAGAAGCCCTGTGTGGTAGCGAACGAGAAAACTGTTGATGATTTCTTTGCGCGGCCGGTGATTCTTCGCGGCCTCTTCATTAAATGCCTGGATCAGGGCGAACCGGAGGTTGGCAATACGGAGGGATTTGTCATTCCTGCGAAAGTTGGAATCCAGGACCGCCGGAAGATTGATCCCGTGCGTCGCTGGAGCGCACTGGCGCGCGGGATCTTCCGGGTCTTGCTCCTGTTTTATATTATCGGGTGTCGGGTCCGTGCTCGCGTCGCACTCTCGCCCGTCTCCCCGCTCCAACGGGAGAGGGTCACAGATCCTATTCGCACGGTAAGTCGGATCGCTCATGACCAACCCTTGGTGACACCCTGTTGGGTTCATCGGTTCTCCATTCACAATTTGCGTGACCACATGGCACCCGGGTTCGCCGCGGTTTACCCCGTAACGAACCGGTATGGGGTGGATGCGGGTGCGGTCTTTTTCTTTTTTGTCTTTCTCGCGTAAGTGGGAATCCAGATCATCATCAATCCATACCTTAAGGATCTGTCCGGATTTGCCGCCGCGGTTTCCTGGAATAAACTCGCCCTCAATTTTCCCGCGTTGAAACCGTTTAATGAGTGCGTGGTATGAGATCCCGAGGATCTTGATCGCCTCGTCCGTTGTGAAAAGTTGCTTCATTTACCCATCCCCTGTTTATGTATTTTGATGGACCGTTCTCTCTCGTCCAGGATTTTTCTTTGGTCCCATATTTTCTTTAATTCCAGATCGAGAGCTTCCGGGCCCTGGATCACATAGCAACCATTTAAATCTGCGAGGATCCTCAAGGGCTCTATGGATTCGACCACATGACAAAAGGCCGGAAGATTCACGGCCCAGATATTGTTCATTCCCTCGCGACTCTCGGCCGTCCAGGAGTCGATCATGTCCTTGGTAACCTCTCTTCCGAGGAGTTCAGACATCTTCATGGCAATTTGCTCGCGGGAGAGATGGGATGATTTTATGGCATCGTGGAGGGCCTTGCGGAAACGAAGGTCTATATTAAATGATGAAAATTCAGTGTCTTTTGGCCGGAGATCCTTGAGCAAATCGAGGAGCGAAAATTGGTTAGGATGGCAATTCTTTCCCATAATTTGCTATTGCAAAAAGCCAAAAAAATTTATAGAGTGATTAAGCAGCTTTTTTAAAGGACTTGGATGGCCATAGATCCTCGACCCGTCTCCCAACGGCTTTGGCTATGGCCATCCTCACGCGCCTTGTACGGCGCTGTCCGTTTATTATTTGGTTGACGAAACCGAGGGTGACGCCGATTTTTTTAGCGATGGAGGTTTGAGTTATTCCATCTCTTAAAAGTAGAATTTTTATTTCTGTTGATGTCATGGTATAGCTATATAGCAAATTTACTATATCTTGTCAATAGTTTTTTTACTATGAATGACGATTTCAGGGAAATAGGCGAATTAATTAAACAATTTTTAGGGGAAAGAAAGCTCACCCAAGAGAAGTTTGGAGATATGTTGGGAGGGTTCGAGCAAGGATATATCTCCAACCTCGTAACGGGGAGGCAGAGTCCATCCCTTGAGTTCTGCAGGAGGCTCGAAAAAAAATTTGGGTCAGCGGCATACCCGATCATCCGCAAAGTAGTTTCCCATCAGTTGGACGAGATAGAAAGGGCTCTCATGGTAGAAGGAGTTCCGGGAAATGTGATTGAAAAAGTCGAGACCCGCATCGTAGCCACCTTGATTTTGACCGGAGAACATCGTTATGGTAAGAGAGAAAAAGACTGGACCCTGGTCGCCGAGCCTCCAAATGCTAAATTCGAGAAGCGACTTCCAGAGAATGCCCGCAAAAGAGAGTTCATTAATAAGGTCCTGAAAATCTTCGACAGTGGAATCGACTGGATTGTGGTAGGGCTGGAGTCCAATGTTGAAGCCTTTCTGCGGGCTATGGACCAAAAAGAATCAGACCTTGAGGAGGGTGATTTAAAATGAGAATAGGGATGGCTGTGCTAATGGTGGTGAGCATTTCCCTCGCAAGCCAGGCCAACTTCTCTGCCGATAGAGAGGGAAGTGCCGAGACGTTTCTCTGCCGCGATGGCGGGCATTGGGCGTCGGCGAGGCGAGCCAATGGAAATGTTATCCTCTTTATTTTTGGGAGGGGTGACCAGTACTGCGGTGGGGAGACGCGTGATTCCTTGACCACCTCTTGCGGGAGATATGAGGTGTGGGGCAATGATGGGCAATTTTATCTTAAACTTACCGAGAAGACTGGAAAGGTCATAAGGATGCCCCTAGAGATAAAGAATGATTATACGATCATTTTGAACGGCGTCGAACTTAGAAGGCAGATCAGGGGGGAGAAGGAAGGAGAAGGCGAAAACCGCGCTGCCAGCGATACGGATGAGAAAGTAAAGAGCGAAGTCGAGCGTGAAGAAAAAGCGATACGGGATCGAAATTATCGCCGAATGAAGGAGGCGGTCGCTGAGCTTGACGAGAGGTGCCAAAAGAAGAGAGATGAACTGGATCGTCAGTGGAGAAGGAATTTCCCGGGTTCTTCGAGTAGGGCCGATATCCTCCACGACCTTGAGAGCCTCAATAAAGATTGTGAGAATGAGAGAAAGCAGATCAGAAAAATGTACGGGTTTGATTAA